GTTACTGCATCTTTACCCTGTTCACCACTTACACGAACTGTAAGAGTTGAGTTAGCATCACCAATGTTGGCTGGTTTGATCTCTAGTCGAGCACCAGTAGTTGCTGATGTAGGTAATGTACCTGTAGTGAATGAACCAGAATCGTCATTGTCGAAACCAGCAATACCACCAGCATTGTTTGTGGATGCACTCTGAGCTTGGAATGATGCGCCGTCTAGTGATGTTTCATAAACAAGTGCACCTGGCGAACCAGCGATGTCGAACAAAATAGTACTCGAATTCTGACTTGGTAATAACTTACCATCTGCATCAGCAGAGAACATTTGGCTAGATGGAATCAAAGTAATGATTGTACCACCAGCACCGTCCTGAATACGGTTTACAGAAAGTTCTAGGTTGAATGAACCAACTGAACCACCATTGTTATATGTGACAGGTACAATGATGATAGCTGAATTAGGTGTACCAATTGCGTCTGCATAGATAACACCAGCATTTTTAGTTATACCACCACCAATATCTGTGTTTACTGATTGTGCTACTAGGAACTCCCAACCACTTACTGCGGTAAGAACACCTATTGTGAAGAAACCTTCCGCTGGGGAAGAACCTGTAGTGAATGCCTGTTCGGTTCCACCAACGAACACTTTTACAGAACATCCAAAATCGCGTCTTGTCGCATCGGATACAACACCCGCATCATTCGCTGCGAAGGTGTGGTTTTCGTTAGTCAAGAACGCAGTTACGGAACTCTGACCATCGGCCAAGTCCGTTAGGGTTATCGCGGCCGTTGCCGTTCTAAGAGCCATGTTTAATCCTCTTGTTTATCGTTAATTGTTAGTTGCAAAGGTAGAGTCCCAGAATTAGGAACCGCCTGCGCTTCGATGAAAATTGATTTCAACTCTCCGTTAGGAAAGTTGTTTGTTTCCCCAGAGTTAGTGGCGGGAACACCATAACCTATGGGACATGTACCATCCGAACCCACAACTATAATGTTACCATCGATGTGAGAAACGTATCTTGTTGTTGCATGGACACAGACAGGTACACCGCCACTTGTCCATTCATAATCAAATTGGGTATATTCCGATGGTGATATTTCTACCCCATCAGCAGTGATTACCGCTTTTACTTCCGTCTCACCTACATCGTTCCGGAAGATGTTTCCATTAGGTGCTACTATATCGACATCTAAGTCGGCGACACCCCCACGATCATACGCTAGAACCGAACTGGACCAATCACTAGGCGCGATAGTCTTAGTAGGTTCACTTGCGTGAAGTACCACTTTTTTCAGAAACACATATCTCTGAGTTACCGGAAGATTGATAGACCATCCATTGATGTCTGGACTGTTAGTGTCTGTCTCTACTATTGTTCCGGTTTCAAAGGTGTATGTAGAATCCACAGAGATGTCTTCTTCCGAAGGTAGGGTCTTTGCATCATACCCTTTATACAAAAGTACGTTAGCGTTGCCACCTTCTAAACCCACATCTTGCAGTGCTTCGGTTACTTCTTCTTCGACTAATGACTTTAGTTCTTCGAGAGATAGACCATCACCGCCTTTTCCCAAGGAGATTAGGTGATATAGTTCTGAAAAGTTGTCATTTATTTTTTGACTGGCGTTTCGAAGGGTATCGCCCTTACCGTCGTTAGCAGCACCGCCAGTATTGAGAATTTGTCTAGCCATCGGGAGTCCCTATAATAGTCCTTTTATTTATAAACTAGAGATGGTCATCAGCGTCTAAAGTTTCATTATCCGAAGACAAATCGAAATCCAAATCATCCAATCGTGACGATTTCGCTCCCGCCCATTCATCAACGGTGATGTAATCACCCACTATCTCTTCAAGAGTAGTATCTTCAAACTTTTCTAGAGTCTCTAGTGAACTGACGACCGGACCTTCACCCGTGTTTTTTTCTGTTTGATTACGTCTGTCGACTGGGTCATTCTCTTCCATAGTCAACAACGAGTACTTAGGTACAGTACCAGAAGACAACGGTAGTCCCTGAAGAAGAATCGCATAGTTAGGAATTTCTAGTGGGTCTGTTGTTGGTCCCGCCTTCAGGTCCAAGTCAGCGATACCCTGAGTCTCTACCGAAGCGGCGAGATAGAATCCAGCTGGGTGAACCATCTTCTTATACAATATCTCATAGTCCGACAGAGACATACTTGTTTTCAAAAGAATGGATAGAATCTGATACTTCTTGTTGTCCTGTATAAAGTGTAGGGACTTAGGTCCAATCAATGATCCGCCAGGACTATCGTTCAGAATAAAGATGTCTCTCTTAGGATAGGATATCTCTACACCCTCTCCAAAGAACGCCTTGAAGAATTGTTCAACGGATATACCTGTACCCTTAGCACGATAGAAATTGGACAAAAGTCTTGCCATCAATCGTGGGTTCTGATAGAATGAAGATGACTGCAAACCGTCACTCAATTCTTCTATCAACAAGTCTAGTGTGTACATCTCCGAATCGGAAATGTCTCGTATACCGAATAGGTGGTGTACCTGTTCATTGAATGAGATAGACCCGTCTTCACCCGTGTACTCGTAATACTTCTCTAGAAACTGAATAAGTCTAGGGTACTGTTCTTGGAAGAATTCCGGTAATACCTGAGTTATCTGGTGTCTGTGAAAGCTAGGGTCACTTCGATAGTGTCTGTTTATCAAGTTAGACATTATAATACAACCTTATTTGCCCCTGCGTCAACAACACCACGGGTAATTGTTTTCTCTTGGTCCAGAGTAATGATGTAGTTTCTTAGAGGGCTAATAGTACTTTGGTTCGCGGGCGTGGCAGTTACCTTGATACCATCTCCACTATAACTGTTCTTGTCGATGACAAGTCCTCTGAAGTTTACTAAACCCTTTGCTGGATCGTAGTCACCTACGTTCGCTATTCTAACAACGTTGTTTAGGTCAAGCAACTGTAGTCGGGTAGACCCCAACTCGTTCTTGACAACACAGTCCACACCACTTGAACTGAATCCGGATGTTGTGATTACATAGTCGTCCTTATCTGGGGACGCTAGTAGAACTGGGAAATTGATAGTGTAGTCTTTCTCGACAAAGTCGTCTAACTCGATACCGACACTTGCTTGATCAGCTTCTATCTGTGCAACAATTCCGTCTACATCGATACGTTGTTGTATACGAACGTCCATACGAGAGTTTAGAATCGCGGGTGATATGTTGTCTAGTTGAGTCAACACATTCGACCTACGGAATATAGAACCGAATTCGTTCAGATTGTTTTCAGTGTACTCGACGACGAAATCGTTTACTGTATTCTGTAACAGTTCCACCGAAGATGTATCTTTAGTCGTGTCTATATTGAACTTGGTCTGTAGTTCCAGATACGTCCTTTCAGGTTCGACAAACTTGGTGTCGATTGACATGATAGACAGGTTAGAGGTCAATTGGTCTCGTATCATAGTCTTGGTCAAGTCTTTGATACTTTCTACTGTACCATCCTCGAAGTTGATACTAACAAACACCACACCATACTCTGGAGGCAGATTGTCGTTACCACCCCAAGCAACTACGTCTTTGAAGTAACTACCATATAGACTCTGAATCATTGCTGTGTAGTCGTCCGCTGTCACTAATCTGTTCTGTGCAGAGTATGACCTAGGTGCATTCAACTTGATGGATGCAGAAGATTCTTTTTCTGAACCACCAGCAGATGAAGCGATTGTAGTTACTTCCAGTGTTTTGCCACTTGAAGTGAATACCGAAGAGAACTTCTTACCACCGTTCGCGACTTCACCCGAAGACGCAATATAGGTTATCTCAATTTTGTTACCGGCAGTCGGAGACTGACCTAAGATACTTCCGTCACTGAAGAAAATCTCATAGTATCCATTAGAGGTTTCTCTTATGATAAAGACTCTTGATTCGTCGTTGATTGTACTGACCTTGTTGATATCAGTGTAAGTTGTTGGTACTAACGATAGGTAGTTCTCATATACGTCAACAACAATAGTCGACGTATCTATCGATTCGTCTGGTATAACATACACAGAGTCATCACTCACATCGCCTACGATGAATGTCTTGTTCTTTACCCTTCCCTCTTTTAGGAAGATATCGGTCGAACCCGAAGATGTTTTGAAAACGTAGTTGTCACCGTCCTTGAGAGCGGTACAATATTCTGGGTTGGTGAATGTGTATTGAGTCTCTTCGACCGAAGTGGTGAACTCTGTCCCTACAGGTAGATTGATAATATCCGGACCACTCGGGTGGTTGGTTATTGACAACGAAACGATAGCGGTTGATGATGTCATTGACTTAGGTAGGTACCCCAGTGCCTCGGCGTGTGATACTACCGACGAACGCAACTGAGCAGAACTCAGGAAGGACTCGTTGATCGCCATGTTTGCAATCAATCCATTGATGTGCGTGTTGTGCGCCAACACATCTAGTATGTTAGACAGACCACTTCCATTGAAATCGTAATCAAAAAATTCCGGTTGCTTCTTTAGGTATGTCTTCAACTGGGATTTGATTTCAAAGAAATCCAGTTCGGAATTCTGTATAGTCATTTATCTTATCCTTGCAATATTAACATTCAACGTAACGACCTTCTGTGTATTCACAACTGCAAACTTTATGGTCACATCAACTGAATTGTAATCTGGTTGTATTATAGGGTCGATAGATTTTATCACCGCCCTTGGTTCATACTTCTCTATCGTGTATTGTATAGCGTCTCTTATATCGGTTACTTCTAAATCTGTAGATAGAGAGAATAGAAGGTCATGTAAGTTCCCGCCAAGGTATGGTCGAAAAGGAACTTCTCCGTGGTTGGTCATCAATAAGTTCTTGACCGATTGACGTACTGCAGCCGCGTCAGTCTTCTTATAGATGTCACCGTCCGGAGATGTATTAGGTTCGAACGAGCAATCAATATCCGAATACGTACGGGATATCGTCGTAGTAATAGGAGTGGAATTTAGATTCCCGTCTTGTATCGACCAGTTTTTGTTTGACATTGGGTGAACTCTTTTTGTACTATTTATACAAGACGGCTGAGGAAGTCTTGATATTCTTCTTCTGTCATACTATCAAAGTCGGGTATATCGTCGTCACTTAGGGTAGGGAGAGTAACTTTCACTCTATCGTGTGAAGCAAGTATGTCTCCCGTAAGGACAGGAGGCAACACTCCTAGTTCTGATAGTTTATCCAATCCCGGCAATGGAATCTCTAGTGGAAGACCTATCAACTCAAGTACGTCACAGAAAGTGAAGGTGAGGAAATCTAGAAGTTTACCTAGACCAATTGCATCAAGGAACTTCTTAATCTTCTTCAACCATATGTTGAACAGTTCCTTCATAGTGATAATCTTCCAGTCTCTAGCCGCAGTACATATCTGGTTTATCTTATCTTCGAGACACTGCACCTTACCTTCGATCTCTCCGCCCATGATATCTTGTATACTGATATCAAAAGGTGATGGTAAAGGTATTGACAATTCCATAATCTCTGATATAATATCACCCTGCAACTTTGCTAGTTGATCTTCGAGTTCTTTCTGCGCATCAAAGTTATTGATCTTTTCTTCTGTCTCTGCTACCTTGTCCTTGACATCCTGTTCTAAGTCTGCGAGTTCCTGTTCTACATCAAAGTTCTGTAGTTTATCTAGGTCGCCTAGAATACGATTCTGTTCTTCGGTATACTTTGCGACGATCTGATCTATCACCGCACGTACCCATGCTGCCATATCAAATGAGAGAGGGATAGGTAGATCGGGTAACCCTAATGCATCCCATATCTCCTTGAACATACCAATCAATTTATCTAATAGTTTGAAGAGGGACATTGTACACCACTCCATGATCTCATTCTTGATGTATGACCATGTAAGTTTTGCCTTCCACTCTGCACACTCTACACCGAACTCACCATCAAAGTAACGATACTGTTCAGGTACAAGTGCATACAATGCATCAATGACCTGTGACCTCTGATTATCTAACTCATCCATTGCAGAGTTGTATGCATCCTCTTTCAACTTACCGGATTCTAAATCTGCTTGCAATGTTTCTAGTTTTGTGGTATACTCTTCAGTAATACCAGCGATCTGTTGTTTGAGTTCTTCTTGGTATGCTGGTTCCATGATGCGCAACACATCGATAGACAATCCCAGTACAGGAATTTCAAATGATATCGGAACAATCTTACTGATCATCTCTAACATCTTGACAGGAATGTAGATATGAAACTCTTGTACCAGTTCGGTAAATGCGTCTTCTGCCTCTTTCTCTAACTGACGAACCTTACCCTTCTGCCACCACGGAGAGAATAGATCGGTAATAGTATCAATTGTATCCTCGATTTCCTTGATTGTATCCTCTAACTCTGATACAATACCAAGTGGGTCCGGTGAGTTCTTTAGTTCATCTATCTGTGCCTGAATCCGTGCACGTTCCTCTCCCGACTTCTCCTTCATCTCGTTCTCTAGATTCTGGATACGATCGAGTGCTTCCTTAGCATCCTTTTGCGTGGTCTGTTTCAGTTCATCTATCTGCGCCTGTATGTCACTAGGTATCGCAGTGATCTGATTGAACATGTTGGTAAGGTCCGCCTTGGTCGGTAGACCTGAAGGTGGGCATGGAAGTGCAATGGATGTCATCCCAGTACTACCTTGTTCCCTGCGCGTACTGTAACGGTATCTGTACCTGTTACTGAGACATTCTTCGCTGTGATCCTCGCATCACCTGTCACCGTGATATTGCAGTTTCCAGTGATTCGGATATTCGCATCTTTCTCTCCAATGATAGTCACATCACCTTTGACCCTCAGCTTATCATTATTCTGGACAACAGTGTCACGACTACCATCTTCTTGCATTTCGTAGTACGTACCCGACGTGTGTTGTTCACGAACACGTTCCTCACCTTCAGTGTCGTCCCACTCTTTATAGTGTCCACTCTCTGTCTGATACACTTTGTTGTATGGATAGTTCTCTTCGGCCTTCTTATTACCATCACCTTCCTTTGGTATCGTTCCCACGACCAAAGGTAACTGAGAGTTGGGACCATCTAAAAAGATACCAAAAACCTGAGTACCCACTAACATACCAAGGTACTGTCCTACTGGTAAAGTTTCCTCTTTTTCCTTTCCGAAGTCGAGAACAGGTCCAAAGACCTTTGTCTTCTTTTTGAAAGAAGTAACACCGTGAGTTACAGGTAGTATTATCTGAGCCCAAGGAAGGTCCTCTTCTTCAATGTCATCATACATTCCATGTACCTTGACCCTGACTCGACCTATCTGTAATGGGTCATCTTTCACATTCATTACGGTGCCCACGAACCATCGTGTCTGGTCACCATAGAAGTCAATAAAGTTACTAGGTATCATGTTACATCACCATTATCTAATTTTACACAAGATAGTGAGACCATGTACGTCTCTCTATCGAACGAATGTTTTGCAGAGAATATTAGGAAGTCTCCGGACTTCTTATTGTCAAAGAAATAGTCGGTGTCTTCGGGCGCTAGATTACGTAGGAACCTGACCGTCAACTTTCTTCCTATGGTCAAATGACCAGTTCCGTCAAGAAAGTCTATACCATTCACCAACATGGTCATCGGGTTCTTCTTCATCAACTGGTCGACAGCACGATTGATTACATTCAACTTGTACTTAGATACATCACCACTCTGTTGATACGAATCTTGTTTATGATACGCTTTGGTAGAACCTACCTGAGTGATTCGTCGAGAAGGATACTTATGTAGTTCCTTACCATTCGACTTGTAGTCTTCACTATAGAAAGGTGCTTCATCTATTAGCATATCTTTCTTCAATAATGATATCACACTTTCCTGTATGTCGAAAGTGAACTTGTTGTCTATGTTTTGGGTAGGGTCTAGGTACATGTACTCTGAACCAACCAATCCCTTCTGTATCAGTGAGTATAGGTCTTCGGCGTCCTTGAAACTGTATTTCCTGATAACCCTTCGATGCGGTGTACTGATAGGTGACCCATCCACCATCGTCGATTCACTAAACGAGAAAGGTATGTCTGGGTTCATAGAAGGTGAAGACAGAATTGTCTGTAGGTCCACAAATGATAGTTGATCATTGACTAGGGTAGATAGAAGGTAGAACGGATACCCCGAAGCGGTACATGCTCTGTTCTTTATCCAAGACATAGTCTCCAATGGATTCAGATTAGGTACAATCACCTTCATATTCTGGTCTGAATTATTCGTCGAGTCAAGTTCCTTTCCTAGGTACTCTTTAGCGACCCTTTTAATTATATCTGTAGGTGTTCCGCTGTACGACCTGTTCACGTTGTGTAGGTTCGATATGAATCCGATATCTTCGATTAGGTGGAAGATGAAGTATTCGATATTGCCCTGTACCTTGTTACCGGCAACAATCTTATCGAGATAAAACTTTTTGACGATAGGTAGTGAGTCTTCACGTGTACTCTGTAGAGTTATCTCTACGCGTTCACCCCCACCAATGTCCATACTCGATACGATATCTTGGGTATCAGAGTAGGCAATCGCAGCCGTTAGGTACGGTTTATCCATGTGTTCATATATGTCGATGTTCGATACGTTAGGGGCAATGTCTACTACATTATTCCCCATAGGGAGTTTGTCAGTCTCAATAAGGACTGACTTGAACTCTACCGACTCAATAGCATCCGTTACAGACATTATGAATTCATCGCTTTCTTGAATGCACTAACAACAGTGTTGATAGAACTTGGTTTGATGATTCGAATTTGTTTCATCTTGTTGTTCTCTGATATGTAATATTCTAAATTAGTTACCTTGACCACTGTAGGCGGTAGGGTTGCGTACGGGTTGATGTCGAACCATTCACCATTCAATTCATAGTGGTGTGCTGCAAGGTGTTCACCCGTTGCAGCGGCAACCGTGAATGTATAGACATCACCTGTCTCCACATCCTTTATCAACTCACCCTGTTGAAACGGACCATCCGTCCTAACAGTAATTTGACCTAGGTCTAGGTTCCTGTGTACAATTGTACCTGTGGACTCACTAGAGTATCCTTGAATGACTTGACCCACATGTAGGATGGTTGTGATATCCTCATTGATAGTAATCGTGTGATTTGGATGGTCCTTCTTGACCTTACTCAATATTTCTTCACTCGACATCGGCCAACCATTCTCTCGTAACACAGGGTTCATTAGAAAAAACACCCAGTGTAGTTGAGGGTCGTTGTAGAATTTGAATGCGACGTGGTCCGGACGTTCACCGTTCATGATGTGATAGTCTTGATAGAAGGTCGACGATATTCGTACTTGGTCCAATATCTCGGCATACGCCGCTAGATTCGTTGTGATTGCTTCACCGGAAGAGAACGTGTATAGTGTGTTTGGAAAATTTTTGAAATAAGACATTAGAACCCCCTCAGAATATCGGCTTTGTGAAGTGTTGTTTGTTCGGTAAAGGAGAGAGCTAAGTCAATTTCTACTGGTTCACCATCACTATGGAACGCCATAGACGAAGGGTTGTAGTTAGTCTGTATGTTTGTTAGATAACAGTCTTTCATCAAAGGACCAATTCTATTCTCTTCACCCTTCTCTGATACGTATGCAGCTTTAATCTCGAATGGATGCGGGTACTTGAATCCCACACTTATACCTTCACCACTTTCCCCACCAAATTGTATTGACTCTGGGTAGGCGAAGAATCTGAATCGAGTGATGATGTCCTTCACCTCTTTCGCTTCTCTTGCGTTCTTGGCGATGAACTTGAACTGGAATGAGAACTGTCTGACCGCAACTCCCCTGAATAGAGTTCGTATGTTAGGATCAACGGTAACACGTAAGGAAGCGGCCGCACCACCCGCTATCTCGGCCGGTCCACGACCCGCGAGTTTCGCAACACCAAGTTTACTTAGGTTGCCCCCGTCAGTCGAACCTTTGAATAGGTCGATGAAGTCATTGACCGCACCACCTAACACATTGGTCGCAGAACCTCCGTTTGCATTATTCAATCCACTCTCTAGGAGAGCGCCTGCTGTACCTATACTAGGACTATCATAATTCATGGTGTCCGACGTATTGAATGATACTGGAAGGTAGACTTGTATCTTCTTCTCCGGAAGAGGTTTAGGTATATCCGAAATAATCTTTGTACTATCAGTGTCTCCCGATGCTGGTTTGTCGGAAGACTTACCCTTCTTCTTTTTCTTCTCTTCTTTCTTTTTATAGTCCTCGGCACTTTTTGGAGTAAACAGTGCCTTACCACCAGCCTTAAAAACGTCACCCAGAGTAAGGTTACCTTCCAGTTTAGGTCCAGTGACAAGTTTAGGTATAAAAGAAATCCTAGCACCATACCTGTGCATCTCACTGAAAGGATACTTCAGAGGACCATCGATTCGGTCATCCGAATTCTCGATAGCAGTAGCAATGATTTCCGCCTCTATCTCCGCGTCAGTTTTCGCGGGTTTCTGGTTTTGTTGATCTGACATGGTTCTCGACCTATGTTTATAAATACTGTTTGACTATTTATACACAACCAACGAAGATATAAAATGAATCTAATAGACGAATGCAAGTTCCTTAAAGAAGGATGGACATATGAAGAAGGTCATATTCTACCAGACGAATCGACCTGTCGTATGATACACACCATCTTGAAACTTACACGTTCTAAAAACATATTCGAGATTGGGTTCAATTACGGACACAGTGCATACACATTCTTGAACATAAACCCTTCATTGAACTACCATTCCGTGGACATAGGTCAATACGAACACACGTTGGTGAACGCTGAGAAACTCAAGGAGATGTATCCTGACAGGTTCCAGTTCACTCACATGAGTTCTCACGATATTGATCCCGCATCCCTATCGGAATATGACATGATATTCGTTGATGGTGACCATAGGACTGACGGTATGTCAAGGGACCTGAACCTATCCAATGCAGCGAAACCTAAGTACATCCTTATAGATGACTATGTTGGGTGCATGTCTGCTAGTCTAGGTATCTACCCTAAACGATTGATACACCATTTTCTATCCAAACCAGATTTCACATACAATAAAATTAACGAGTTCACCTACCCGGCAAGTGATAGAATGAACCACATGGTATTATTGCAACGTGAAGACCTATAAGGGACGATACAAACCCAAGAACCCAGCCAAGTATGCTGGGGATGTGGACAATGTCGTCTACCGTTCGGGTTGGGAACGACATGTTATGAAATGGTGTGATGAGAATCTGGACATAGAACAATGGATGTCCGAAGAGTTGATCATCCCCTACATCTGTGAGACCGACAACAGGGCCCATCGATACTTCATGGACTTCGTTATCAAGTACAAGTCGGGTCGGGTTGTATTGGTAGAAGTCAAACCTCACAAGCAGACTCTACGTCCTGAACGTAAACAGGGGAAGTCCCGTCACACTCTATTGAACGAGGGTATGACCTACATCAAGAACCAATCCAAGTGGAAGGCAGCATCCGAATACGCAAAGGATAGAGGGTACCACTTTGAGATATGGACAGAGAACGAACTCACCGCAATGGGTATCATGCCCAAGTCTACCCAACGTATGCGTACCAAGAAACCACTGAAGAAACTACCTCCGTTCAGAAAAAAGAAAAAATGAGTATAAATAGAAGTACGAATTTTTTACGGTAGCGACATGTCTAACATATTTCAACGTCTAGAACTACAAGCGTTCCGTGCGGGTATCACACCTCGCACCAAGGAATCGCGCAATTGGTTCCGAAACAAGATCAAGAACATGCGCAGTATCAAACGTACTGAACTAATGAAGGAAGACCCGTTGAAACAAACGAGTCAAGAAATCGTCGGCAGTATGTACATGTTCTTCTATGATCCTAAGCACAAAGATACGTTACCATACTATGATGCGTTTCCACTGGTCGTAGTGGTAGGTCCGGCAGAAGGTGGGTTCTATGGTTTGAACCTACACTACCTTCCACCTATCCTACGTGCGAAGATGTTGGACGCGTTGATGGATATCACGACGAACACCAAGTTCAATGACTCTACACGATTCAAGATGTCGTATGAGTTGTTGGTCAAGACAAGTAAGTTGAAGTACTTCGAACCGTGTTTCAAACACTATCTAAATGAACACGTGCAGAGTAAGTTCGCATTGGTGCCAGCACCTGAGTGGGAGATTGCTACATTCCTACCGACCGCAGACTTCCGTAAGGCGAACTCTAAGAAGGTATACTACGACTCTAAAAAAATGATAGGCGATTAATCGATGGCGGGAATAGAACAACTAAAGGGTAGTCTCATATCTAAGAACGGTATGGCATTTTCCAACCAGTACTCAGTAGAACTTCCTACAGGCGTTGGCTCGTCTCAGAAGAATAAACTGTCGGGTATGGACATGAGGACAGGAAACCTCTTGTGTAAAAGTGTGACTATGCCGGGCAAACAGATTTCGACCATCGATAGACAGATAGGTATCTACAACGAGAAGATCGTCAATGGGTTCGTAGTAGAGGATGTCACGATGACATTCTATGTGTTGAACGACTATGGAGTCAAGAAGTACTTCGACTCGTGGCGAAAGCATATGATAGGTGAGGTTTCTCTGGATTCCAAATTACCTATACCAGAACAGAAATCGGACGGTGAACCACCGACGGCCGAAGAAGTCGAAGCACAAGAAAGAAAAGAAAAGGAAATAAAAGACGGTCACACGATGGATAAGGGTGCAGTCGGATATAAAGAAGACTACTCTGGTGTCATCAAGATTCACCAACTAAGAAAACCAATCGCAAGGGTGGGGTTCGACTTAGGTCCACTGAGTTTCGACTTCGACCTACTAGGAGCGTCCATCTATAGTGTCGAACTAATAGATGCGTTTCCCACTACGATAAACAGTATCGAACTAAGCAATGAAGCAAATGGTTTAGTAGAGATGAGTGTGACTTTCGCTTATACCAACTGGAGAGTCGTAAAGGATGAAAGAGGTCTAGCAGATTTCAAACTGAGTTTAGGCTCAATATTTTAATTATAGGATTACATAATGGCATTACCAAGTATCAACTCAACACCCAGTTACGAACTAACAATTCCTTCTTCCGGACAGTCGGTTACCTTCCGTCCCTTCTTGGTGAAGGAGCAGAAAAATCTATTGATTGCAATGGAGACGCAAGAACGAAAAGATATGATGCGTTCTATTGTAAGGACCATCGAGTCGTGTGTAGAGGAAAGAATCAAAGAAGAACTCACTATATTTGATGTCGACTACATGTTCACCAAGATTCGATCCAAGTCCGTAGGAGAAACAGCGACCCTATTATTGGACTGCGAAGATTGTAACACACAAAACGAGGTTACTGTAGAGTTAGATAAAGTGTTCCTCGAAGGAGAGATAGTAAAGGACAAGGTCATAAAATTGACGGATGATGTATCAATAAAGATGCGGTACCCAACTTACCACGACTTTATGAACAATGATATGATATTCGAAGATAACAGTCTGACCGAAACTCTACTCGAAATGGTGATGTCGTGTATAGATATCATAATGACAAAGGATGAAAGGTTTGACATTAGGGACGAACCTAGGGAAGAAGTTGTTCGTTTTGTGGATTCTATGAACTCCGAACAATTCGAACGGTTATCTGACTTTGTGAATAATATACCGACCATCAAACAAGAGACTGTATTTTCATGTAGTTCTTGTGGTCATGAAAATGGAAAAACACTAGAAGGTATAACTGATTTTTTTTAGTAAACCTCTCCCATGATAATTTGGTGAACTACTATCAAGTGAACTTCCAACTACTGAACAACTACAATTATTCATTAGAAGAAGTAGAAAGTATGTTACCTTGGGAGAGAGAGATTTACTTGACGATGTTGATAGACGACATCAAAGAAAAAACCGAAAGGGCAAAACAACAACAAGGCTAACCCATGGCACGTGAAGACAAAACACCAGTAATCTATAGAGACCTACGTCATCTAAATGATGCGTTAGGTACAAAAATTGAGACGCAGACCGATGTAACGTCCAGAGCTGTGAGGAAAGGTGCGTTTGATACACAACAAGCAATCAGTCAAATGCACATATCATTCTTGGGTTGGTTTGCCGATGATAAATCTTCAAGAAATGAACAATCCAAAGACCGTGCAGAAGAACGTGCCCAACGAGCCAAAGACCGTGCAGAAGAACGTTCTGAACGTGATGAGTCAAAGAAAGAAAGAGAAGAGTCAAAGAAGGACCGTGAAAAAACTCGTAAACACGAGAAGAAAGAAAGTGACGATAAGAAAAGAGAAAAGTCAAAGTCTCCTGTAGTCAAGGCGGGAACTAAAAACCCTTCTGGTGTTGCTGGTGGCATAGGTAAGAAAGCCGGTAAATTCAAAGACGACGTGATGGGCAAGTTGTTCGGTAGAGGAATACTTGCTAAAGCGGGTGTGTTCGGTATGGGTGCCATACTATCC